AGCGTCATCATTAGTAGTAACAAAACCACTAACAGAACCAACGTCTGCTACAGAATAAGGTAATGCAGTTAATGTACCTGCTGCTGAATCAGCTGCAGAAACATAACATTTTGTAATAGTAGGATTAGCCTCACCATCAGATAATACGATAGTTTGACCAACTCTAACTCCGTGATCTGTAGCACCAGTGATTTCACCAGCGTTATTTACAGATGCACCTGAAACAGATAGATGTAATCTACCTTGCTCTGACCAGATTACTCTGTCAGCGCTCATAGGCTCTTCAGCCCCAACTTGTGAAAGGAAACCAGAGATAGTTCTGTTACCGAATACCTCAGCTTCTTTTGCTATAATGTCAGGTAAATACTGTTGTGCCCAACCTTCAGTACTAGATGACGTAAAGTCAATATAGTTACTTGAAAGGGTTTGCTTTTTCGGCGCTGGGGTTGAATTTAAATTCGATCCAGCGGTCGGATTAATTGCTGCCATTTTATTTTAAATTTTAAAGTTTATATTTATTTTTTAATTTTAAATCGGAGTTTGTTGGAATCATCACCACTAATCGCCCTTACTTTATATCCTCCAACATTTACTTCACCATGATTTTGTCTTGGTTCCATATCAATGTTTTTAGACTTGGCAATGCTTTCTTTTATTGCGTCAGCTTTACCTTGTTCATAAAAATGATTAGCAATAGCATCAGGGTTCATAGCTGTAAATAAAGCTTTATGATAACCATCTGCATTATTAATAAGATTATTTTTATCCATAAATTTTTTGGTAAAATTATTAATATCGCTTTGTGTTTCTTTGACTTCGTTTACATCTTTAACATTAAACCTAAATCTTTTTTCACCAACATTATATTCAAAACCTTTGAACTTGTCGTTAAAAACATTATTTGTTTTTTCTGTGAAAACAGACCTTTGTTTTTTAGCTACTTTATCAGTTTCCGCCTTATCCTTATTGTATCTATTAAAAAAATCAATAGCTTTTTGTTGCTCAGGAGCCAACTTAGATCCCAATTTGATTTCCTCATAGTACTTGGACTTTAACCCGTCCATGTGGTTTTTAGCGTTGGCAACTTGCTCTTTAAACGCTAATTTCTTTCTCTTGACATCTTTTTCCTCATCAACTTCTTCATCAAAAGAAAAACTATCTTCTATTAGAAAATTTCTTTCATCTTGAGTTAGGTGAGGTTTTGTTTGTCTATAGTATTCGTGTAATATAGACATGTCATCATACTTGCTGTAATCTTGATTTAATTTTACATAGTCATCAAGATCACCACCAGTTTCATTCATAAAGTCTATAACTTTTTGAATATTTTCTGGTAAGTCTTCACCGGTTTTTTCAGCTTCTTCTACAGCCTCTTCAACTGTTTCTTTAACTTCTTCAACTTTATCTTCAACAGCCTCATCAGTTTTTTCTTCTGTAATTTCTTCCAAAACTGGTTTTTCAGTTTCTTCCTTTTTATCTTCAACCTTTTTTTCTTCAACCTTTTCTTCTTCCACGTTTTCTTGAATTTCCTCAATAACCTTATCATCTTTTTCTTCTTTAGGTTGATCTTCTACTTTTTCTTCCACCTTAGGTTCTTCTTTTGACTCTTCCTCAGGTGTATTAATTGGTTTTGATAAATCAACCTTTATTGGTTCATCATCATAATCAATTTTTCTTAATGAAGGTTTTTTTACTTTTAATTTACCTTCTTTTGTTGCTCCTTTTATCTCAACATTTTCATCAGTGGTTTTTTTAGCCACCTCTTCTTTTTTTACTTTTGCCATAATATAATATTATATAATTAATTAAACATAATGTACTATCGTACAATTTCTTATTGTCCTATGTATGCTATAATTTGTCCTGCATTTACATCAATTTCAGTATATCTACCGTAAATTGTTATACCAGATTTTAAATCTAAGTTTGTGTTTGTTATTTGAACACCACCAGATCCTTCTTCTGTTGTTTCAGAACCAGCAGCTAAATCATTTGCCGCATCTTCAGTATTAGCATATACCGTAGCTGTTTCAGCAACTAAACCACCAGAAGCATCAAAATCAGTGTCAGTTAAAGCTGTTATAGCTATAAACACACAGCCAGTTGGAGGTTTAATAGCATCACTTGAAGCTGTTGTAAAAACAGATCCCATGATTTTACCAGTCCAGTCATTTGTTACTATTTGTCCCATTTTAGTATTTATTTATTGTTAAACATATTTTATGTCGGTTCAAACATACCTAAATCAAAGTCACCACTTAATATATCATTACTTGTTGACTCAAATCTTTTAGGTGGTTTACCAGTTTTTCTTTGATCAATTAATTCAGATTGTTGAGATGCTTGTATTCTAGTTCTTTCATCTTTACGATCTTCTTTATTTGTTTCTTTTTGTTTTAATGCATCAATCTCCATTTGCCTTAAACGCATATTAATTTGAAACTCATGATTCATTAAATCTTTTTTCAATTGTGCTTCAGCTTGTAGTTTTTGTAAATCATTTTGAGCCTCGATACTTTCTAGTTGAGCCTTCTGTTGTGTTATTGCTTGATTTTTTTGAACCTCAGCTTGTGCTGCAACTTGTTGAGCTTGAGCATTTGCTTCAGCTTGAGCTTGTATGTTTTGTTGCTGCATTGCTTGATCTGATTCTAGTTTATTTTTACGTCTTAATTTTAACAATGAATTTGCTAATTTTAGGTTTTTAACTTCTCTAACATCAATAGCATCTTCAAGTTCAATGCTATTCTTAGCTAATGCCATTTGTATATTATTTTCAAGCATTTGTTTTTCTTCTTCATCTGGTGCTAATTCAATAAATATACCAAAGTCATATAAGTGTAAGTTATACATCTCCTCTAAAGAACCAACGTTATGCGATCCAATTGCTTGTATAAAAGCATCTCTAGTTGGTGAATATTCTATAATATCAGCAACTCTTAGTGATATACCCTCAGCCATTTGATGTGTTAAATACAAACCACTTTGTAGAATGTGTCTTGTGGCTGTATTACTGTTTGCCGCTGCAATTTTTTGTATACCAACTAAAGCGTTTTTATCTGGTGTACTAGCATCCCTTGCTTCATTTAAACCAGTTACATCACGCATCATTTGTAGATAATAATTGTATGAACTAATTAATGATTGCATTTTAGCACCACCACTACCGCTTTGTATTTCTTGTATAGGTACTTTACCAGGATTACCATCACCATCTTGCGTTAATGATCTACCAATAACACTACCTGTTTGAAAGAACATATTTAATGCTTCTTGTGGATTATAATTTGTACCATTACCTAAATCAACTTCAGCTAAACCATCAGCATCTAAATATACACCATCTGGTACCATTCTTGATAACACTTGTTGTAATTTTAAATGGGTTAATTGTATCATATCAGCAAAACCAGTCATTCTACTTACTAATGATTCAATTTTTCCTTTATACATTCTTGGTGCACAAATAGAATAATTCATTTTAACTTTAGTATAATCACTTTTGGGTCTTAGCATATTCTTTGCTAACTCCCATTTTAATAATTTTTTTGTACCAACCACTAATACACCCTCATATAATACTTCTATTGAACGATCTACTTTTTCAAAATTTGCATCATATACATCAGCTGGTGGGTTAAATGAATCATCTTTAATTAATATTTTTGATGCACCCGTTGCTGTTTCTTTAATTTTGTATACCTCGTTCATATATGTTTTATAATTAAAATATAAAACTTGAACAATGTTAGTATCTAATTCATCTTCGTAAGCAATACCCACATTACCTACAGAGTTTTTCTGTATACCCTGCTGTATTATTTCTTCTAAGTCTTCGTTTGTTAGATTGGGAAACTGCTTTTTTATTTCGTTTATAGGTATATTTTTTACTTCACCAATATAATATATATCATCAAAATATGGTGATTCAGTATGCGACCAAACTAAATTAGCTGGATCAACATAATCTACAGTAACACCTTCAGACTTAGAAAAATTATTTTTTACAGCCCCAATACCTAAAACGGTTAAATCATAATAAAATCTTCTTTTTGTTAAATCATAATCATTTCCTTGGAATATTGTGTTAATTGCTTGTTCTTCTGCAACCTCAATAGATTGTTTGTAAGAAAGCTGCATATGTAACTCAAGTTCTTCTTCTGATGCTGGTAGTTTTTCTACATCATTATACATCACATCCATACCAAGCTCATCTTTAACATATTGACCCAACTCCTTTGTTCTCATATCAGCTAATATAGACTCCATGTATTGAGTTCTCTTTTCAACGCCATATGGATCTTGAGAAAATACCTTTATATCATAACTTCTATCTGCAATACCATTTACAACTATATCTACAAATTTAGGTATAATAGGTACTGGCTTCCAGTCTAAATTTAAATAAGATAAATCACCATTAATAGATAATTCATCTTTATATTTTTGTATTGATTGTTCTCCTCTAGCATATAATCTTAATTTATGGAAAGTACTTTGATTTGTATTGAACCTATGCATACCAGTATCTTTACCAAACCATTCATTTTCAATTGCTTGAGCAACTTTCAAACCATATTCTTTTGTAATTTTTTCAAAATCACTAACAACTTGACTTGGAAAATAACCGCCTTTGTAACTTGTGTAAGCCATATTTATTTTATTAATTTAGATGAAACACCATGATTGTTATATTTCATAATGTTTATATTTACTTTTTCTTTTTTTATTTTTACGTTTGGTGCATATAAATGTCTATTACATGCCATAATTGCTAAACCAGAACTTATTGTTGCATCAAATTTTGTTCTTTTATTTATATCAAATTTAGCCCAATCATTTAAAGTTTTATTGAAATACATATCACCATATGTGTTATCTTGTTTTAAACCAACATGATTTTGTATATACATTTCAATTGCTGCAGCGTGTGCTTGTTTAATATCTTCACTAGAGTTTGGTATACCACCAATTTCTTTTTCAGTTGTTGATAATTTGTTCCACACTTTATCTGGTCTATTCATTGAATAACCACGATAACCACGTCTTCTTAAATAATATAATAAACGAGGTTTATTATTTTCTGCTAATAACGGCATACCATAAAATACCAATGCCATTAACATATCTTCAAAAAATATCTCTGAAGTAGCTGGTCTTGCAATATATTCTAAGAAAAACATACTTGGTGGTGTGTTTTCCATAGAAAACTTAGTTAAACCATGTAATGAACCTTTAGATCCTTGACCATCTACTGTACCTGATATATCATAGCTATCACAACCAAAAGCACCCATATGCTCATTACCAGGATATTTTATTCCATTTTTAATAATAATATTATTTTGCAAATGTGGATCTGGTGTCCAACTAATATTAAATCTACCTTTTGGATCTGGATAAAATATTACTTTACTATCTTTCACACCATTCACCCATTGAAAATTTCCTTTTGAAATACCAGGGTTATTTATATCATCATTAAAATCTATTTGTTCATAAATTTTAGCTAGATTAAATATACTATTTTGCGTTTCATCTCTAAATGCATGTTCTTCAGTTCTTGGAAACTGACGATAAAATTCATTTAAAGCATCTTGGTCATTTTTTAATCCTTCAACTTCATTTTCCCAGTGATCAACAACTCCAATATCAATATAATCACCATGTATATCTTGTACTGGATTTTTAGGTGTATTAAATAATGGTATACCATATCGATCCATAAACCCTTCGTAGTTCCACTCCATTGGTATAAACAAACTATATAAACCAGATTTAGTTTGTCCGTTTTTATTTCTTTTTGTTACATTAGAATCTCTATATAATCTTTTGAAATTATCACCACCTTTATCTAATGAATTTGATGTACTACCCATCATACACTTACCAATAATTCTACTACCTAATCGTAAACATGTTTTTGTTACTCTCCAGTTATTTAGTATATTATCAGGTCTCTCCCATTTACCACTTTCATCGTGTACTAATAAGTTTAGTTTTTCTCCGTCATAGCTATTATCACCAGTATTTTTCCAGTCAATAGTGGTATCTAAACCTACAATTTCTTCAAGTTGTTCATTCGTTTGAAGTTTTTTACGAGTAAACTTTTGAGCTGGTACCCTGTATGCAAGTTCACTTTTTGGTCTATCCATACCATCTTGTATCGGTTTAAAGAAAAACGGATAATTAACTGATATTGGTACAACCTTGTCTGTAAACATCTTCTTAGCGTCCCAACCAGATTTTGATAAGATACCAAATCTTGCATCACTCGAGATAGTAGCAGCATTAACTGTTTCCGAACTTGCCATAAACGAGAAACCAGATCGTCTATTTTTAAGGTAACATATTCCATAACAACGTTTATCTGCTTTACAAGCTTCCCAAAATAAATAGAATAATCTATTGGATTCTCTAAATTCAGGAGCACCCACATCAATTTTTGACCACTGAAGATACATATAGTGAGTGCCGGTGATATAAGTAGGCACACCATTATTATTAAACCAAAAACCATTCTCTCTTCTATCAAATTCTTCATCTATGTAATCAAACCATTTATCTTTATGTTCATTGGGATAATCTCTCCAATCAAAAATAGTTTTTACATTTTTTAATGCTTTTGGATACTCAAATTGCTCCCAGTACTGTTCTTTTTTATTATTACTTCTTTTATAAACATTATTCTGTTTAGGTAGAGCTATTTTAAGATTTTGTATCTCGTATATTTCACCTATTTGACCTGTTTTACTTATAACTATAATATCGTGCTCTTTATCATAGCCATACTTCCATTTTTTACTTTTATTAAGCCTTTTAATTGTATTAATTCTTATTGGCTCAATAATTTTATATAAATTCTGTTTATACATTATTTAGATCTTCTTTCGGCAAAACCTTTAAAACTTGTTTCTTTTTGATTAGTAGGTTTATCCTCTAAAATATTTTTTTCTTCTTCAATTCTATTTAATATCTCAAAAGCATCAAATATAGCTAACTTTTTTGTTGCTGCTGCATTTTTTAATCTATCAGCTGAAACATCATCATCACTATCAACAATTTTTTCTTTGGCTACCTTGATTAATTCATCAACAGCTTTATAACCAGCTTGGATTATATTCTTCTTCTTGTCCTTGATATTCATATTTAATTGTAATTTCTTTTGTTAACACCCTATATAATCTTTCGTTATCAACAACAAATTCATATTCACTATCAGGTGTAAAACCAACAAGATCACCGTTTTTAATATCTTTTATAGAATTATCTGAATACCTCATTATACCAACTAAAGGTTGTTCTTTATCAGCTATAAGGTTATCATAAGATTTAATTGGTTTTACAAAACAATATCCACTTAATGGTTTCCATGTGTTGTTTTTCTTGTATGCAAATATTTGATCATCATAAATAGCATAAGTTCCTTGTTTTAACCAACTTCTACTATTTTTTTCAACACCACGCATATTATGCCACCTTCTAAATATATTGTGATGAACAATAATAATATCACCTTTTTTTATTGGTGTATTGTTAACTACTGGTGCTTCTAATACAACAGCTTCTCTGTTAACATATTGATGATGAAAAATTTCTGTATTTAATATTAATTCTTTATCTCCAATTTTTTTTGTATTATTATACCGTTCACCGTTTGGTTTGATAATAAAATTATGAAGACTCTTCATTAATATTCTAAGTTATACTCAACAGATATTGCCATATTTTTATTAAAATCTTTCCAGGGTAATACCTCTTTATTTTTTTTAATATAAATACTAAATTTATCTTTATCTTCTAGTATATCACAAATAGTATGCCCGCCGTAAACCTCTTGGCCAACGGCGTAGTGCATAGCTTCATTTTTATAATCTTTACCAATACTTATCTTACGTATTAGCTTGCTCATCTTGTGGTTCTTCAGTTATTTCACCTGTTGTAATGTTAATACTTACTTTACCATACTTTTCTTCAAGTTTTACTTGCATGTCCTGTACTTCTTTTTGCATGGCATTGATACCATGTACTAAAGTATGTTTTTGTGATTCAATACCACCCAGTCTCAATTGAGCGCTGTTAATTCTACTAACTTGATCTTGAAGTTCCTTTAACTCCTCGTCAGTTATTTTTTTTACTTCTTTTTTTTCTGCTTGTTTATTCATAATTAATTAAATTTTAGTTAAAATTGTACTTTATTACTATTACATAAATAATAGTATTCTTAACAACCTATTGTCATGGTTGTTATTTTATATATCACTTGTTTTCTAATTCTTTTACTCTAGCTTCTAATTCTTGTATTGCTTTTAATAATACTGGTATTGTTTCAGTATAAGACATTGTTAATTTTCCGTTTTTTTCATTTACTACTGGACTAAAATCCTCTTCCCAATCTTGTGCAATTAAACCGATTCTTTTCTTTTTATCATCATCATTTTTAAAGTTGTATTCAACACATTGATAATCTTTAATTTTATCTAAAACATTTTCTAAAGGTTTTATGTTTTCTTTTAAAGTTATATCTGAAATAGCAGACCAAGAAGTACCTCCTGCTGACAATACCACTCCATTTGTATTAGCAATAACCTCAATATCTCTAATTGATGAATTTGTTTGTATATGGTAAGAGTCAGAATCCAAATAATGTGAAGCTGAATAACCACTTGCGGCACCATTTATTCTAAATTGAGGTGCTGCAAATGTTCCATCAACACCATCATCTACTGTTAGTGTACCATCTGTAGGTGCAATTCCAATTCCAACGTGACCAGTACCACTATCCACTCTAAAGTAAGGATTTGAACCACCCTCTGGAGTTACTTGTAAAAGAGGATAACCATTATTCGTGCTACTTGCTGCTTCAATCCATACACCGTAAGAATTTGCGTGAGTACTTTCAAAATGCGCTATATAATTTGCTGCTGGTTGAATAGCGTGTAATTTAGCAGCAGGATTACCTGTTCCTATTCCAAAATTCCCTGAATTATCTAACTCAAGTTTTTGACCACCATTTATCCACCACTCCATTGAACCACCACTGTTGGGATTTTCTATAATAGATTGCCAACTACTACCAACCCTATGTGTATGGAAAGCACCTTGACCATAATATTTTAGTTCAAGAACTGATTTTGCATCATCAGAATCATCATATTGACCACTAGCAGATATTATAGTAAAGTTAGCAGCGGTGTCATTTAAATTTACATTAACATCGCCATAAAGTGTTAAATCTCCCGCGTCAGTAAGTGTGAATTTTTCTTGTAGTGAGTGTGTGTCGTCAGCTGAACTTGCAGATGCAGCAGAGAAATACATATTTATCTCACCTCTTCTCAACCTCATTAATGTACCTTTACCAGCTTCTATAGCAGTACCATCATCACCTGAATCATAATAAATATTTTGACCTATATAAGTTTCATCTGCTCTTGTAAATATACTAGCTTGATCATCAAGTTCAATAACACTAGTAACGTTTGAATGATATGTTTTTAATGCACCACCACCTACAGCTATATTTCCTGCAAAAGTTGCATTTTTAGATGTATCTATTGTTAAGGCAGCACCATCATTTTGAATTAATATAAGTTGATTATTTGAAGTGGTGCCCAAGTAAACGTGAGAGTTTAGTGATTGGTATGCAGCTAAAACTGAACTACCCCTTGTACTTCTAATTATATTCCCACCTGATGGTGTTATTTCTACTGAGTAACCATTAGCAGGTGTTGCACCAGTTACACCAATACTTCCCGCAAAAGTTGCGTCTGTACCTGAATCTAATGTTAAAGAAGCAGAACCATCATTAGTTGCAAAAGTCATAGCGTTTGAACCATGTAAGTATTTTATTTGACCAAGATTATTTGCTTCTACATCTCCAAAATATATAGCACCATCAGAATCGCTTTTTGAAAATATTGTTATTCCCGAGTGACCTGCTACATTTTCTATTACTAAATCATCAAAGTTTGTATTCGCTGTTTCTGTAGATGTTCCCATCCTAACGGTACCTGCAAAAGTTGCAGCTTGTGAACCCGTAAAACTTAATGCTGTTGTACCACTTTGAAGAAGCGATAATGT